CGGACTAATGAAGTTAGTGCTTTAGGCTTACGACCCATATCACCTTTCATATCACCCTTGTTAAACTGATCAACGTCAGTAGGTGTTAGCAACATACCCAACGAATCAACTACAAACAATACTTTAGGACGGTCTTCTTCATCCATAGCACGATAGTCGTTAACAAATGTTGAGATAGTTTTTGCCACATCGTCAATCATACTCATATTGAGCTTGAGTAACTTTTCTGGAGTTGTGTCTACTTGTAATGCTTGTAGCCAGCTCTCGTCAAGTGCATTCTCTGTGTCAATTAGTACTACAAAGATGTCTTGCTCTTGTGCGTGTTTAATAATGTTGCCAGCACAGAAATAACTCTTACCTGCTCCTGACTCTCCTGCAAACACAGTAACCTTACCTAGTGGAACTCCTCTATGAAAGTCTCCACTAATAAGATAGTTTAGTGCATATGATCCTGTACTGATCCAATCAGTAGGATCGTTAAATCCAGTACTCATGCCTGAGATACTTTTAGTCAAGTCCTTACGGAACTTACTAACATCAAATGATTTAGCCATGTTTTCTCCTAATAAAAAAGCTAGAAAGTAACCCCCTAGGCTATTAGCCCAGAGGGTGTTGTTTTCTTATTGTGCTTGACGTGAGCGGATCATTGCAAGAATGTCAGCTGCTTTGTCACCGTCCGCGGCTGCTGCCGCAGGCGCTACTGGCGCTACCGGAGTATCAGCAACAAACGGAGCTTCTACTACTGGAGCAGTTGCTGGTGCTTGTGCTTGTGCTACCGGAGCACTTTGGCTAGTTGCAGTTGCGTTAGGTGATGCCTGTTTAGTTGGATCACCTGTACGTGCTTGCATGCCACTTGGACGGAAGTAGTTACTCCAACGTTCGGCATCATATGCTTCACCGTCTACTGACGCTTCAAACATTTCTTTGATAACCTTAAGAGCTACTTCATCTGGCTTCTTAGGAAGGAAGTCTGTAAAATTAAACAGACCGTGTGTATTGACAGCATTCATTTCAGCATCTGTCAACGGACGCTCTCTACGAGCCCAGTTAGATGTTGAATAGTCTGCATAACCGCCTTTACTAGTTTTGTTAAGACGGAAGTCTACACCAGCAGTATAATCTGTTGGTAATTCTTCCATGTCTGGATCCATAAGAGCCGCTTTAATAATTTGGAAAATTTGTGGTCCAATAATAAAACGTCTAATTGGGTTTTCAGGAAGTGTGTCGTCACCGAGTGGGTTCTCAGTAACAAAGCCTTGGAATACGTACGAACGCTTCTTCCAATACTTACGACCCATATCTTCTAGACTTGGATCTTTAAACCAACCACGTACTTCGTTTAGTACATCACAAGTGTCGCCGTACATTTCCATGCAAGGTACTTGTACTTGTACTGGACGTGAGTCAGTTTCGCCTTTAACACCTGCGAACGGAAGTTTGATCATCAAACGTTCTGCCCAAAAGAAAGTGTTATCTGCGTTACCATCAGGAAGGAATCGGAAAGTTGTACTTTCACCTTCTTTAATATTCCAAAATGGGTAAATTGCGTTGTCGCCGCCGCTTTTTGCTCCACCGCTAGAACGTTGTTCTTGTTCCTTGAGTTTTGCTCTGATTTCTGCTAATGTTGCCATAGTTGTATGCCTCCTATAAGTGCCTATGTTTGCTTCGTTTAGTAATTGCCTATTTGCGTATTACATATTACTATAATACACTCTTTTATTTAGCCTGTCAAGTGTTTTGTTGGTTTATTTTTGGAAACTAGCTGATTTATCTTAAACCAGCTAATTCACGCATTCTATCCATATTTTGTGTTTCTGCTTTTGGATTGCTATTAGCAAATTTTTTAAGTTCATCTACTGCATGTTGGAATGTACATTCTTTATCAGCCAAACAGCTTTGTACAACTGTTTTACTTCCCCAAACTAAATCTGCATCATCAAAATATACATCTTTTCTGTTTACGTCTGCCGCTTTAGCAAGTGCATCAGCAAGTTTAGGTTGCATCATACTTCGACTAAGATCTGCCATGCTTTCATCTGGCTCTGGCATACCTTCCATGTCACCATACTTGTTCATTTTTAATGCTTCTGTGTTACTTTCATCCGATCCTGGTTCCATTTGCTGTGGTTGTGTACGCATTTGGAATTCTTCAAACTTTGCAGTAACGGATTCAATAAATGCCTTTGCAGGTTCTATGAACTGCTCGCCGTAGTCTTTTTCAATCATTGTAAGTACTGCGGTTTCGCCTTTGGGGAACTGGCCTGATTCTTTGTCAAAGTAACTAAGAATAAACTCGCCTAATGGGGTCTTTTGCTCGTTAGGTTCCGCATGTCCATCAGGTAAATCATCGCCTGATTCAGACTCTGCCTTCCAGTGACTGCCATTTTCGTCATCACAGTCGTGTTCACAATCTGTTGTAGGTTTGTGCATTTCGTCCCCACAGTCTTTACATACCATTGTTTCTTCTTCAGCTTCCCCAAACTGGCCCATCATTTCTTCAAAGCCTTGCTCTAGTTCAGCATCTTCTGGTACGCATTTGTTTACACGCTTGCCTTTGTTCTTTCCAGTACCTTTTTGTGTGCCGTCTTTTTTATAACCATCCCAGCACTTGTCTGGACCAGCTACTTCTGCTAAATCATCAGGACCTAATACAGTTGGTTTGGTTACTTCGCTTACTAGTTTATAAATGTATGGAAAAATGTCTTTTAATTCTTCATTAAACTGTTTAATAGTAAGTTGTTCAATCCAGTTACTTGAAATATCTTCCGGAACATCTTCCATTACAGCTGGAGCAAATGCTTCAAATGTTTCTGTATAATATGTTTTCTTTTGTAAGTTTTCAATTGTCTTTTTAACTGTAGCAATACGCTCATTAACAGCAACAGTATAGTCGGATAAACTTTCTGCCATTACAGCACTACGGCCCATGTAATTTTTAAACTTACGTAATTTTGCCATTTCTTCTGACAAGCTAATAATATGCTTACCAAACTCATCAAATGGTTTTCCGCCTTCTGCAACATGGCGTCCCATTGCTCTTGCACCGTTCAAATGCTTATATGGATACATAAAGCGTTCGCCGTCTGCACTCTCAATATATATTTTACCAACGCTTCTAGTGCGTCCTGATGCTTGTTCTTGATTAACACTTTCAGTGTGCTTAATTACTAATCTTGCGTTATCTATGTCTTGGTAACTTATTTTAGAAGTTCCATAGAGTTTTGATTCTGCCATTGGTTCATCTCCGACTTGTTTTTTGGACAAAAATTTGTAGTCTCTCTTTGTTAAATTTGATTTTGTGATGTCTCTTATTGCAAATTCCATCATACGTTTTTTTGCAAATAATCTTAATTCTTTTAAGAAGGAATACCACTTGTCTTTTGTCAATTGATCTTCGTTAGATATAAAATCTTTGGAAAATATAATTGTCATACCAGAGTCTTCAGTAATGTTTACACTAACATTACCTAATATATTATCGCCTTCTTTGTATTCAAAATCAAAGAATCTAGCTTGGGTTGGCTCATTTATAACTTCACCGGTTTCATTACCGATAGTAATACTAGGAAATCTACCTCGTATTTTGTTAAAAAGATCTTCGCCGATTTTATCAAATTCTTGCATACTTATATTTATCAACTCTGTTTAATAGTTTGTGCTAATGAAAATAGGCATTGGAGCCTCATAATCTTGGATATCTTCAGCTTGAGTAAAAGTGTTATAGATCCTAGGATCCCAATCTTTTAATACTGCCATCATTCTTATTGCAAGTAGTGTTGCACTAATTAAGTCGTCACTTTGTCCTGTCTTAGCTTGGTAACTGCTGCCTGTTGCAACAAAGTTCTTAAGTTCCGATATAAACGGCTTGCTGTGTACAATCATCTTATCGTTTTCTAGCATAGTTTTAAGTCTACTACATGCTGTAATTTTAGTACCATGTGTAGTATTAAATCCTTTACGGAACTTTCTTACATGCCCTTTACGCATAGGTTCACTTACAAATAGCCCTGGAATGTTTTCTTCACCAAAGTCATTAATAACTATTAAGCATGCTTCGCCAATGCCATTGTTTTCAACACTCCAATATATGCCGTTAGCATTTTGAGTTTCTGATTGTAAGTATGTACATATGTCAGATAGTACACGTATTTGCCCTGGTATAGCTGTTGTGTTATGTTGCCACTCTGCTACTTGTTCGTAACTAGGAAGTTCAAATACTTGTATAGCGGCGTTGTCGCCTCCGGTACCCATACTAGGATCAAGGGCAACTGCATATGTAAATTCTGCTGTTGGTTTCTTATACCAACGTGTCTGCCCCATATTAACTAATGGAGCATTACCTTCCATTGTAGAAAGCATTATTGAGCTAACAAGTGTTTCGTCAAATACTAAGAATTCGCATCCGTATTCTCGCCTAAAACGTTCTTCGCCAATACGTCCAACTTCGTCTACTTTCCATTTATCATCTCTATCTGGATGTTCTTCCCAATAGCTTCTAAAACTATGAAATCCGTTTGCGCCGAGCTCTTGCTCATTGCCATGTTCGTCAAATTTATCTTCAGCTTGTTTCCAAATAGTAGCAAATGTATCTTCATCTGAGTTAGGTGTACTTGTAAGAATTGCACGACCACCTGTTGCTAGTGTAGGTGATATTGATGTCCAAAAGTCTGTTGCTACGTTAGGTTGCACAAATGCAAACTCGTC